CGACGACCTTCGTGTGACAAAGGGCATAGCTCTTTATTCGCAAAACTTCGTGCCACCGTCACAGGCGGTCGGCGCATCGCTGACTGGCACAAACGAAACAAATAGTGGGTCAAACTTAACATCACTCTATTTACCACTTAATTCTGATGTAAATGATGATTCATCAAATAATCACACCATAACTGCTCTAGGCGGTGCTGTTATTTCATCCGCACAGTCAAAGTTTGGCGGGAGCAGTGTTTATTTAGATGGCGGAGTAAACAACGCAAACGGAAGTCGTCTTCGGGTTTCATCAGATGTCTACGACCAATTTTATCTCTCAGATTTTACAATGGAAATGTTTATTTATCCGACAACCTTAAAGGCTGCCAGACTTTGGAGTCAGTGGGAAGGCACCCGGCCTTTGTTACTCCAAATACAGTCTAATGGTAACCTGCAAGTTTTGACCAATAATACAAGCAGGTTAGTCACAAGTGGTGGCGTAACTGCAAATAGTTGGTTTCATATTGCATTTGTTCGCATCGGCGAGACCTTCACTTTATTTATTGATGGAGTAAACAAAGGTCGTTTCGAGATGACTGGCAACCTAAACAGTTATTCTGATGACGCATATATTGGTGCGCGTTATAGCGGTGCTGCCGGGTTTGAAGGATACATAGACGATTTTAGAATTGTTAGGTCTGGAATTTACACAGATAATTTTACGCCGCCCACGAGCGCTTTGACCGCTTCCATCAGTCAAACCCGCAACGACTTGGCGGTGTTGTATCTGCCTTTTGATAGCGGGCTGGCAGATGAGGCGCGCAACCATCTTGTGACGGCCAACGGCAACGCGGCCGTTTCTGCCACGCAAGCGAAATTCGGCGCCCAAAGCCTAACGCTTGACGGCAGTGGAGATTATTTGAGCATTTCCAGAGTGCCAGCCCTTTCGCAAAATCCGTTTACTATTCAAGCCTTCGTTTATCCGGCTGTCGTCAACACTTATCAAACGCTATTTGATAGTCGCGTCAATAACAGCACAAACGGCGGCATGACCGTTCAAATAACTAACGCTGCAAAAATTCAAGTATATGCGGTAACATCAAGCGGAACTGTGAATTTTACAACTAGTGCATCTATATCAGCAAATTCCTGGCAGCATATTGCTTTGGTCAGATCAGGAACTGGTAGCAACGAAACGCAAATATTCATTGACGGTGTTTCTGCTGGCACACTTACGCTTGCGGGAAATCTATCTTTATCCTCATTCAACATCGGCAAAACGTTCGATAATTACTATCTCAATGGTTTCATTGACGATTATCGAATTACGACTTTTGCTGAGTATTCGGCAAATTTCACGCCTCCTACTGCTGCGTTGAGCAGCGAGGTTTTAGGAACCACCACCGACACCCGCACATTCTCGTCCGTCTGGAACCTTAACAGCCCCGAGGTCACCGAGGCGTTCAAGGCCGGCACTTGGCCGAGCTAGGAGGGTTAAATGCCACGCGCCATTCAGTTTGACCCGACGGCTAGTCACTCAACGCCAAATGTCACGGTTGATACGTCGTATACGTCACTGTACTTGCCGCTGGATAGCGACATAGCCGACGACAGCCAGTATGGACACAGCGTGACCGCCCACGGCGGTGCTGCACTTTCCTCCGCACAATCAAAATTTGGCGGCAACAGTGCATATTTCGACGGCTCTGGAGATTTCTTTACAATACCGGCTCACGACTCTTTCAAATTTGGCACAAATAGTTTCACCATCGAATTTTTTATGAGAGCAGACACGGTAAACACAAGCGCTCAGTATTCTAGTGTTGCAGGGTTGATAGGGTTTGACCAAGACGCCGGTGCTTCTGGTGCATACTTTGGCATAAGGCAAAAAAACGCCACGCTGGTGTATGTTTCGAGTAATGCGGTCAATTTCACCACTTCAAATGTGCTTTCTGCAAACACCTGGCACCACATCGCCGTATGTCGCAGCAGCGGAACCACCACTATGTACTGTGATGGCACCTCGGTTGGAAGTTTCAGCGACAGCAGAAACTACACTGACAGCAACAATCGCCACCTCTATATTGGAGAAAATGAAATTGGGACTGGATATCCTGCCAACCGTTATTTCAAGGGCTACTTAGACGATATAAGAATCTTAAAATCTTACGCCAAATATACCTCTGATTTTACGCCTCCGACGAGTGCTGTCGGACCCGGCATTGAAACGATAACAAATGACACGCGCAGCTACGCATCTGTGTTCGACCTGCGCTCACAGTACAAAGAGCGCGCCGCCGGCAACTGGCCGACCTAGGAGATCAAAAATGGTGATGTACTCTAATGCCGGCGCCTACCCGGTGGCGGCGCTGCCCTTTCGCGTTAGGCGAAAATCTGGGCTGACCTACACGGCTGAAGCGGCCACCGTTTTCCTCAGCGACCCAGACCACCCGTGGTTCGAGGTGTCTGATCCTCCGTCGTACGACGCAGAAACGCACACGCTAGGTTGGAGCGGTAGCGATTGGGTTGTTGCTGAAATCGTTGAGCCCGAGCCTGAGCCAGAGCCAGAGCCGCAAACATTGGCTGAGGTTATTGTCGCGCCTTCGACCTTTGACATTATTCTTGCCGAGAGCGCACCTGACCAAATTATCGGCGTCGCTACCGCCGGCTTGATTATCGCGGACGAGGTAGCGGACAACATCTGATGACCGCTGTTTCAACGAGCATTCCATCGCCTGTGGGCGGCTGGAATGCACGCGATCCGTTAGACAGTATGCCGCCGCAAGACGCGATTGTGCTTGAAAATTGGTTTCCAGAAAGCTCAAAGGTCAGCGTTCGCAAAGGCTATATCAGCCACGCCACTGGCGTGGGCAGCGGTAACGTCGAAACCGTTATGGTCTACCTTGGCACCACCAGCAAACTATTGGCGGCCAGCGCGACCAATATTTACGACGCCACGTCGGCGGGTGCAGCCTCGTCGCTGGTTAGCGGTAAAAACAACGGTCGCTATCAGAGCGTCAATTTTGGCGGCTTCCTAGTGATGGTAAACGGCGCCGACACGCCGATGACGTTTAATGGGTCTGCCATCGCAAATACAACATACACCCACGCATCGCTTTCGCCGGCGACTATCAAAAGCGTGGCGAGCTACAAGGGCCGCCTTTATTTTGCCGCAAATCAATCCGCCAAGTTTTTCTATCTGCCAACGGGCTCAGTTACCGGTGGGGCGCTGAGCGACTTTGACTTAAGTCAGGTGACAGAGCGCGGCGGCACGCTAACAGCAATTGGCAGCTGGTCGCGAGACGGCGGTGATGGCTTGGCGGCGGTCATTGTGTTTGTCATGTCGAGCGGCGAAATAGTCGTTTACAGCGGCGACGATCCTTCAAGCGCGACTAACTTTCAAAAGGTGGGCTCGTTCTTCGCAGCTGAGCCGATTGGCGACCGCCCGCTGGTCAACCTTGGTGGTGATTTGATCGTCATCACAAAGCAGGGATTTATTCCCGTTAGCTTGCTCCTGCGCGGTGGTACGCCCCAAGACGTTGATGCCAGCAATATTGGCAAGGTGCGGCAAGCGGCTGTTGACCAGGCCATTGCAACGAGCGACGTTTTCGGCTGGTCGGGCATCACCGACCCAGGCGATAACAAACTAATCGTCAACGTGCCGACCGGCGGCACGACCTACGAACAATATGTCTGGAACATTACGACCGGGGCTTGGTGCAAGTTTACCAATATCCCAGCGCTGCATTTTGCGCGGCTAAACGGCGAGCTTTATTTCGGCGGCGCCAGCGGCGTGGTCTACCAAATCAGCGGAACCACCGACGCCGGCGCAGCTGTGCCAGTAAAGGCCAAACAAGCCTTCAACTACTTTGGCGACCGTGCAAGCCGCAAGCGGATCACAGGGGTGCGCCCTGTCATCCAGCTTGACGGTACTCAAGATTTTCGCATCGCGCTTGATAGTGATTTTGGCGACCGCACGCTGACGGCCACCACGCACACCATCACCGGCTTGAGCGAGGGCGGTTCGTGGGACACCGCGAGTTGGGACCTCGCGGATTGGGCTGGCGCGCCAACACCCAACACAACTTTTTTAGGCACCCACAGCGTGGGACGAAACTTTGCGCTGCGCGTTGAGACGTTCGCAAGCGGTCAAAACATCAGCTGGCTGGCCAGCGACTTCCTCGGTGAAAAAGGAGGCACGATCTAAATGGCGTGGTCGACCGGAACCTACACACGAACTGACGGCACCCGCAGCGGCACAACCGTCTGGACGCAAGCCCGCGATGCGGGCGTCAAAATCTTGGCGGCTGACCAAGACACCCACGATCAGGATTTGGCGACAGCCATCAACTTGTGCTTGACCAAAGACGGTCAAAACAGCCCCACCGGCAATCTGCCAATGGGAAATTACAAGCACACCGGCGTTGCCGATGGATCAGCGCGTACCGACTATCTGGCGCTGGGGCAGATGCAAGATGCTGCGGTTGTGTATGGTACGACCACCGGCTCATCTAGCGCCTACGTTCTAGCGTTGTCGCCAGCCATCACGGCTTACGCAAGCGGTCAAACTTTTAGGTTTAAAGCCAATCACACTAGCGACGGCGCGGTGACAATCAACGTCAACGGTGTTGGCGCCAAGCAAATACGCAATGTGCAGGGCGTGCAGTTGGTCGCCAATGAAATCCTGGCCAACGGCGTCTATGAGATCGTGTACGACGCGACTCTCGGCTATTTTGTTTTGGTGGGGCGTGAAGAAAACAACCACGCGCATTTGACCTTTGTGAATTTTAGTGTGGCAAACGCCACGTCTACAAAGCTGACGAATAGCGCGGTGACGGTGGTTTCTGACATTCACACAGCGTGGGACACAAGCAACAACCGCTTGAGCCCACCTGACAACTTTACGGCGTTGAAAATGTTCTACGCCGTCTCCGTCGCGGTCGGCGGCTCGACCTCTTATGGTTATGTTGAGGTCAGAAAAAATGGGTTTGGCTATGGCAGCGCAAGCAACCCGCCAGCCGCCTGGGTAGGCACCGCAGACGTGTCGGTGGTCGGCAACAGCGCCACGCCCACCGCAGTGTTCTATGACGCCTGTGTCACCTCTGACTATTACGAATTCTACATGGCCCACAACCGAGGCTCATCGGCCTCTCTTTCTGGCGAGATTTATGTGGAGTTTATCCGATGACCGCCATCGCGACTGTTGAATTGCACTGGGATATTCCGTTCATCGTGGCCCAAGCGGGTGGCGTTATGAGCGCCACGCATATTGAAGATAACCGCCTGTTTGTTGCTGATATCACCGAGGATGCGCTGGCTCAGGCGGTTGCCCAGTATGATGACGGCGCGCACAAACTGAACACGCAATGGGCGGTCGTACGATCTGATCGCGATGCGCGCTTGGCGGCGTGTGATTGGACGCAGGTTGCGGACAGCCCGCTTGACGAGGTTACACAGGCGGCGTGGGCAACCTACCGGCAGGAACTCCGTGACGTGCCGGCTGATAACAGCGACCCCTACAACATCGCGTGGCCTGTCTCGCCGTGATTGGTGTCGTGACGGATGAGAGTGGCCGCGTGGCCCAGTGGGTTGCCGACCAAATTGGTCATGTGGATGATTTTGGGCCGCACCTTGCGGTCGGCGTCCGCGACGCCAGCGGACCCTTGGCTGGCGTGGTGTATCACTCCATTAGTGATCGCGACGTGCAGGTCAGCATGGCCAGCCTGTCGCCACGGTGGGCGCGCAAAGAAATCATCAAATACCTTTTCCGTGTTGGATTTGAACATCTGGGCAAATCTCGCATGACCGCCATCACGCCTAAGCGCAATAAGAAAGCTCGGAAGTTGCTGCAAGGCTTAGGCTTTCGAGAAGAGGGGTGCGCCGAAAAGTTCTTTGATGATAGCCGCAACGGCGACGCGATGCTGTACGGAATGACGAAACGAAACTGTAAATGGATTGAAACCGATGGGTAAATCAGCACCAAGGGCTCCCGATCCGGCCGCTGTGGCCCAAGCCCAATCCGACGCCAATCGACTGAACGTGTACGGGCCCTACGGGGCCCAAGTTTTTGGCACTGTCGATGACCAAGGCGAGTTTTCTCCAACCACTGGCCGCGATGCGGTTACGGTGTTTGAAACACCGTTCCAACAGCAACAGCGTCAAGCGCAAGAAGCGCTCCTGCAACAACTTGGCGGGATTGCCAGCCAACGCGCTGGCGCCATCACCGGCGATCCCTTTCAGTTACCTGACGCACCAGCCTTTCAAGCTGGCATTGATCGTTCAGCCTTGCCTGGTCTGCAAACGTCGATTGACCGATCTGGCCTTGCGGGCCTGGGCAACTTTGCAAACCAAGTTCAAACCAGTGTGGGCGGCGATTTTGGCGCAGAGCGTCAGCGCGTCGAGGATGCGATATTCAACCGGCAGCGGCGTTTGCTTGACCCAGAATTCACGCAAAGCCGTGAGCGGTTGGCGCAAGACCTCGCTAATCGTGGCATTCCAATCGGCAGCGAGGCCAGCAACAGGGCGCTCGACCGCTTAGACCGCAGTCAACAGCAAGCGCTGGCCGATCTCGGCGACCGTGCTATCGCTGCCGGGGGCGCTGAGCAATCGCGCCTCTTTGGTCAAACCGTGCAAGCGGGCCAGTTTGCAAACCAAGCCGCGCAGCTGGCCAACGCGTTGCAAATGCAAGCGCGGCGCCAAGGGCTCGCCGAGCGCACCCAGGACGCGCAGATGGCCAACCAAGCGCGCGGCATCCAAGCGGCTGAAGCGTTGCAAGATCAACAGCTGAACAACGCAGCGCGTCAGCAAGCCATTCAAGAAAGCCTGTTGCAACGCAATCAAGGCATCAACGAGCTTGCCCAGCTACTTGGCGCTGTCCCGCAGCAACCCTTACCTCAGATGCAAACTGGCATCGCGCCGGTTGATGTGACCGGGCCACTTTATCAGCAATTCAACGCCGACCAGCAACGCTACCTCGCCAACTTGCAAGGTATGCAAGGGCTCGGTCAGGCGGCACTTTTATATGGATTGAGCTAATGACCACACGCGATCAGCTGCGCCTGGCCTTGGCGCAATCTTTGATGCAAGGCGGCGGCGCCCCTGGTTCGCCGCTCGGCCTGTTTGGCAACCTGGCGCGCCAAGCCGCTGGGTTTCAACTACAGAAAAAAGCGCTTGACGATATAGAGGCGCGGAAGCAGGCGGCGCAAACACAAGCCTTATCGTTGTTACGCCCGCAGACGGTCAACGCGGGCATCCTTGATGAGGGCTTTGAGCCTTCCGAGGTGGTGCGTCAGCAAAACCCATCTAGGGCCGATCTCATTTCTGTGGCTACAAATGAAAACGTTGGCTCGGCTTTCCAAAATCTTGCGGCTCAGATGTATGCCAATGAGTTAGCGATGGATCGTACGCGACAACAGCAACAGTTCACGGCAGCGCAGTCGGCTCTTGAAAGGGCTTCACGCGAGCAGATTGCTGCGGACACACTAGCTTTTCAAAAAGCGAAAGCCAATCGAACAACTTTTGAGATTTTGAAACGCGACAACGGTGGGTATCAAATTTTTGCAAAGACGCCCGGCAAGGCTCCAAAACTTGTCTCAGAGGGGGCGCCTTCCGCTGACAAGGATGAAAAACTGCTCACAACGGTCGTTGCAGTCGATAACCAGACCGGCGCCACGTTCCCAATTTATCAGCGTGGCGATACTGTGTTTGTCGGGCGCGGTAATGGTATTTTTGAAAATTTGGGTGAGAAAGCGCAGAACTACACAATCAGTACGCCGTCCAGCCAAGATAGAGCGACTGTATCTGCAAAAGCTAAGAGCCAATCTATTGCCGCTATTGAAGACAATTTGCGAGCCATCAATCAGTTTGCAGAGCAGGTGCGCGCGAACCCAAGCGTTGTTGGCCCAACCGGACGTTTAAGAGGCGCGGCGCTTGGTATCGGTAGATTTTTTGATGACTTAAATTCTGAGTTAAGGCGTTTCAACGCCGGGAGTGTATTTTTAGGAAGCGCCGCTGACGCTGCTAAAGACCTCGCCGGCGAAGAAGTAGGTCCATTGCGCGAGCGCCTCAAGGTTGTTGGGAACACCCTCAACGTCGCGCTTCAAGACATCCGACGCTTGCGGACGGGCAAGGATCGTTTGTTAAAAAGTGAGATTGATAAAATCAACGATTTGACAAATTTGGAGACAAATTCTTCAGCGGCCTTGCTGACAAAAATCAATGAATTGAATTCGTACATCGAAAACGAATTAGCCGAAATGGATGGCGGCTCGCAAGCTGCACCCGCCCCACGCGGTCAAATGGGCCGTGAGAAGCAAATACCACATTACAGACCTGACCCCACAACTGGCGCGCTCGTTAGGGTCAAATAATGGGTAAAATTTTTGTAGACGGTCTAGGCACTGTCGAAATTGCCGGCGACACCCCGACTGAGGCAGAAGCGGCGGCAATCGTTCAAGCCATCCAATCGCAAACGCCGCAAGCGCCAGCACCCGCAGCGCCACCAGCGGCCGCAGCTGCGTTGCCGCCTATTTTGCAGCCTACCTCTCAAGGAGAGCCAACAAGCGCTATAGAGCCTTTGGCTGGCTCACGCGGGGCCGCCATCGCAGCGGGCAGTATGTTGGGCGCCACCATAGGCGCTCCGGTCTTACCGCCTGTTGGCTCACTTGTTGGAGGAGGGTTAGGGGCTGCGCTTGGTTATCTTGGCTACGAAAATATTAGAGATTTCCAAGATGCTTTGGACATTGCGCCCAAAAATCTCAAACGACCTGATCTGACAGAGCGAGTAAAACGGGCCGCAGAAGAAGCTGCATTCGATGTCGGATTTGGCGCAGCCGCACAGTTCATTCGCCCCTTGGATTTTCTGAAAAGAGTAGGGACAAAAGCGCTGGGTGTGGGGCGTGAGCAACAGCGTGAAATCTTTGCCGCATCTATTGACGGGGTGCGGCTCGGCTTACAAGACGTGTCTAAGTTTGAGCTAGTGCGGAACGCCAAAAACGTCATTGGTCGTATGCCGCTAATTGGAGGACCATTCAAAACCGCGCAGGGGCGCAAATTTTTGGATGTGACTAGAGCGCAAGAAGACTTGGCGGATAGGCTTGGGCCTATCGTGGGCCAAGCTGAGCAGGGCGCCAACATAAACCAAGCCGCGCAGAAAAGTTTTAAGGCATTTCAAGATGAAGCCAACCGGCTTTACGGCGCGTATCGCGAGCTTGCGGAAGCAAAAAACATTGATTTTGACACCGGCGCGCTGACTGAATACGCGAAAACCTTGCGGAAAGGCATTAGGGCAAATCTGCCGACAAAAAGAATCAAAAAAGATGGCGTCGTGCAACAACGGCCTATCACAAAAGGTTTGACCGATAGCGACCGGATTTTTCTCGACCTAGTGAGTGACATTGCAAAACTCTCGCCCACACAAAAAATAGGTCAGCTGGACAGTCTGGCGGGTCGAATAAACAACCTTATCGGATTCGCACAAGCCAATCGCAACAAAACCATCGTCAAGCCCTTGCTCGATTTGAAAAAGCAAATCGAAACGAGCCTGCGGGCTGCGCCAGATCAAGAAGTAGCCGCAAGCCTCCAAGCCGCCGATAATTTCTACAGCAAAGCGCGCAAAACCTTCGAAACAGCAACAGCGAAAAAATTTGGCCGTATTGATCGCAATATTTTTGACGTGGGTTTCGAGCAAGCTGGATCGCTGGAACCTGACGAAATACGGCGCGTAATTTTCAACACAACTAGCCCTGACAGTTTGGCCAACTTCCGGCGGCTTTTGGGCAAGGATGCCCGACCAATTTTTGAAGCCGCTGCGCGAGACAAAATTGACGAGGCTTTTGAGGCGGCGATTGCCAATGTTGAAAAAGCGGGTTTTGACAAACAGGTGTTTTTGAAAAAGTTGAACCTCGACAAACCGAAAATGTCTCGGAAGCAAGCAAGGCAGCCAACGGAAGCCGCCCGAGAGGAGCTTGTAGAAAGGCGCATGGCTGGACAGGCGACCGAGGAGCTTTTGAAAGATTTGCGGGTAAGTCCAGAGGACTTAACAAGGTTTGCAAATTTAGCAGAAAAAGCATTGGCTGGCGGTGTTCCAGACGTTAGCACTTTTGTTGCGCGCCGTGCCGTCCTCGGTGGCTTGAGATCAGCGGTTCGCAGTTTTACACCTTTTGCAGCCGCCGGGGGCGGCGCGCTGGTGACGGATTTGCCGTTGCTGAAAAGCATAGTAGGCGTGGTCATAGCCAGGCGCGCTAATGAGGTCCTCACAAACCCTGCGCTGGCGCAGACGTTAGACGAGATAATGCAGGCCCGGACAAAGCCGCGTCTGGCGCGTCAAGCTTTTGCTAAACTGCCGGCGCAGCTAGAGCCAGACACCGAGGAACTAGAGGCGCAAGGGCTATGACCGACCGCGAGTACGATCTGGGCCGGTTAGAAGCCCAGGTGGAGCAGCTTCAGAAAGACGTGGCGCGGCTGACTAAACTTGTCGAGATGAACGGCGCGCAGCTGAACCGCTGGCGCGGTGCTGGGGCTGTGCTGATTTTGGTTGGCGCGTCGCTCGGCTGGCTGATTTCGTTTCTTGTGGATTGGAAAAACTGATGGCCATGTATCAGGGGCGTAAGGTCACGCTCAACAAGCCGTTTCGCTTGCCGGCTGGCAGTAGCAAAAAGTCGGGCGTTTATGTGAAAGACGGTGACAAGGTGAAGAAAGTCACGTTTGGCGATCCAAATATGAGCATTAAGAAGAACCAACCGGGGCGGCGCAAAAACTTCCGCGCGCGGCACAACTGTGACAACCCCGGCCCGAAAACCAAAGCACGTTATTGGAGTTGCAAAGCATGGTGAGGAAAGCCCCTAGCGGCGGTAAAATTTGTGCGGAGGGTGTGCGCTGGGCCAAGCGCACCTTTGACACATATCCGAGTGCTTACGCCAATCTCGCCGCCTCAAAATACTGCAAAGACCCCAACTACGCCAAGAAAGCTAAGGGCGGCAAGCGCAAGGGGCGCAGCTGATGGGGCAGCTTAAAAGCTGGTTGCGGCAACGCTGGGTTCGCATTGGCACCGATGGATCAATTAAAGGCCCGTGCGGCACCAGCAAAAACAAAAAGCGCCCTGATCGTTGTCTGCCGTCTGCAAAGGCGCGGAGCCTGACCAAGGCAGAGCGCGCGGCCACTGCGCGAAAAAAGAAACGCGCCGGCGCAGCTGGCCAGAAGGTCGTACGAAACACAAAAGCGGCACGCGTCCGCACCTAAAATGTACCATAACCACGTCCAGGGCGCGATTGGCGAGCTTGTCGCCGCGTCTTGGTTTCTGCGTCGCGGCTGGTATGTCGCGCGCAGCATGACAGCAACCGGACCTTTTGACCTCATCGTTGCCAAACGCGCATCGCGTGGCACGGAAAAATATTTGGTCGAGGTCCGTTACGCTGAAATCCACTCAGAACGCAATCTTGGCCGCGCGCATCGCGGTTTGACCGACGAGCAAAAGCGGCTCGGCGTGACGCTGTGTCTGGTTTGGTCAGATCACAGCGTCGATTGGCATCGCAAGAAAACGAGGATATCGAAAGATGGAAACGATACAGAACCTAATCACGATAGCGACCAGCAGTGAAGCCGCCGCCTGGGTGGCGGCTGTCACTGCGGTCGTGACGGCTTGCTCCGCAATTACGGCGCTCACGCCTACCAAAGCCGACGACAAAATTCTGAACGGCATCTTAAAGGTGCTGAACTTTCTGTCGCTGAACGTGCTGAAAAACAAAAACGCGGACGCGGATAAGTGACCAGCCTACTAAGCCTGGTCACAACGCTCGCCAAGCTGGTCACACTCGTTGCTCAGTTTTTTG